GAGAGCCACCTAGAGTAATATTGCTTGATACATCTAGATATGCACCTGTGGTCTTGTTAACACAGATGTAATTATCATTAGAGTACGGTGTAAAGACCTCATCCGAACCTGCAGTTATAGTTACACTACCTAGTGATAGTGTTCTATCATAAACTCTTCTTGAAGAGTACTGAGTTTCAAGACCTGTTGAATCAACCGATTTAATTGTAGAGTATGGAAGCTCGAATAGATATGCGGCTTTATCTGCTAGTACGATATTAGCATCATGTCGACTAACACTTACACCTGATACATTACCGGTTACCGCAGCGCTAGCGGTTAGTGTCACATCGCTAACTACAGAGCTGATCTGTATTAAATTACCATTGATTGTTAGGAAGTTTGTAGCAGCAGAATGAAGTTCTTCTGTAAATCTTGTTCCAGCCCCTGTTATTGTGCTGCTACCATCAACAGTTGTAACTGAGCCCGTTAAGGCGGTAAGAACAGGTACAATATTTCCGGTAAAGTCAGGATAACCGGAAGCGTTATAATAGATTTGTTTAACGTCGTGCTCGAAAGAGTATCCTGCAAGCATTTCGATATCAAAAAGATACAACTTGTAAACAGCTGATGAACCCGACCCGCTATGGTATTCTATGGTTCTTGCTCTTGCTGTACCTACTTTAGTACCAGATGCAGATCCAGCTGCTGCGGTGTAATTGCTATAAAGATCTACTTCAGATAAGGTTGCCAGCTCAGGTATAGAATACAAGCCAGTAACATAAACAAAGCTACCAACTTCAGTGTTAATTGTACCGTTGTTTACCGTTACAAAATCTCTTGCCTTAGGGGCAGAGATATACTGAGTCTTTAGATTTTCCAGCTCATAACCAAGAACATATGACTTACCAGGTTTAATAACATTGACATACAAGTCAGCATTACCACCGTTGTACTGGTCATATAGACCGTCTCTAATCGATGTATTACTGGTTCTTAGATGATCTATTACCTCTAACCCATAAGGTCTAACCACATAGTTGCCAGACTCATCGAATGTACGTCTTGCGAGAGTATCAGCTAAAATATTGTAATCAGCATTCTTCTTAAGAAGAATAATTACCCCGTTTTCAACTCGAGCGAGTTCGACATAATCATCTGCTTCATTACCGGTTGGTATTAGATTTCTAACTTCTAAGTCAAGCGCAAGCTTATATCTATCAGCACCTGGGGCAAAGTAGTTATATGACCCAATTGCAGGGTCTAATAAGGATTCATCTTCATCACTGGTTACAGCAGATTCTGTTACCTTAAAGCCTATAGAAGCTGTAGGTGTATCAGTGTACTTAGATACAATTATAGTTTGAGCATCAAAATAAGCAAAAACATTTCTACAGAAAATTACACCGGGTTGTACTGAAAACAACGTGCCCTTACCGGTAGCAGAAGAAGCAGCAACCTGAAGGACAATAGTGTTATCTTCGTTATTAAAAACTTCACCGTCGGCGAAGTTATATGTTGTACCGTCTGTACCTGAATTAAGATACTTAACGAAAAGTGTAGGGGGATCTGTAGCGGTTGTTTTAGATACTTTTACTACCAGGGCTCGCATACCCGAGGTCTGACCCTCAATGATGCTACCCTCTAGATTTTCAATTTGATCATCGGTAATTACAGAATTATATGTCTCAGTTAATTTAACATAACGAGCAAACAGGTCTAGATTGAGCTGACCAGGTACTACTACAGAACCTTCTTTAAATATGTTCTGGCCAAAACGAGCAATTTGATTTTGTAGTGCGGTTTGAAGCTGAGTCAGCTCTCTTGCCTGAACGGCACGACCGGGACGAAACAAAATTTTATAAAACTGCTTTGTTTCGTCAAAGTTATCGTGATATGGCTCTGTATTAAATTTGATAGTCATTTCTACCCTATTACATTCTTATTACCGTTCTTAAAGTGACCAGCTGTTGATCACTGTGGCTTACAGTAGTTCTATTATCAATGTACAATAATTGTCCGCTAAATTTATTTATATCGGGGTCTCCATTAACACTTATTACCGTGTATGGAATATCTGTCAACGGGTCAACAAGGACATCGTCTGCCTCTATAGTATGATTGTTTAAGTTTTGAACAATAACCTGGCTGCTAGCAGCTATTACTCTTACAATAATGAATTGTTTTGTTAAGCTACCGTCATAGAGCTCTAACATTCCGTCAGCGGTAAGGCCAGCTACAGAACCTAAAGTTAGTAGGTGAGTAGCTGTTCCATTTAAGCTGGTATAAGTACCAAGCCCGTTATACACCTTAAGATTTCGAATAATACCAAACTGTCTGTAATCGTTATTAATTTCAAACCCGTGATTCTTTTCGTTGTTTATACTGGAGGTAAACATAATGGCATCTGCAAATAGCTCTGCAACAGCATCACTACCATGACCCCCTGCAGGTGAAAATATTGCTGAGACATTAGCATTACTACCATCACCTACAATACTCACGTTACCATATGTGTAATTTTGCCCAGGGGCAATAACTTCTACATAACTAACAGAGTTATCTAACAGTACCACATTACCAACAAAATTCACCCCATTACCGGTTATTACTACGTTGGCATAGGAATAATCTTGACCACCGTCATGCACTCTAATGCAGTTTACCGACCCTTTAACTGCAGCTAGCTCTACAACTGTCTGCAATGTTTCAAGATCGTTAAGTGTTAAATTTACGTAGGCATTAGCATTTACACCGGTACTACTAACTACGCTAATATCAGCATAAGTATAACCCGAGCCTCTTGCCTCAATTATAATATCTTCAACCTGTCCTGCCTCATTAACGTATGGGGTAAGAACTGCTCCAGATCCGTCTCCGAAAATAGAGACCACGGTCTGTGCATTTGAATCATATCCTGTTCCCGGGTCGCTTATTAATACATCTTGCAACTGACCGTTATAAAGAACAGGGGTGATAATAGCAGAATTAGCAAAATATAAATTTGCTTGTGCGTTAGAAGTAGGCTGCGTACTACCTGAAGTAGAAATGGTAATTGTAGTATTTGCCTGTGCTGCAGTTGTATACCCAGCTCCAGGGTTAGTAATTACCACATCTGCTAAAAGATTACCAACAAAAATTAAATTCGCAAATGCATTAGCTGTAGGTTGAAACACACCGGTAGTAGAAATTGTTGCAGTTGTGTTGCTCACAGCTGCACTAACATAACCATTACCGGGTGAAAAAATTCTTACATTACTTACACCTAGATATTTGCTTCTACCGGTGTATGTTGACTCATTAATGGTAATGGATGCTGTTTTAATATTATTACCAGGGTTGGTAATTCTTACATCTATTATTTCACCAGAGGCGTTAAATACAGGTTTAACATTAGCCTGCACATTACCTGTTCCACCAAGGTATTGATTATTAACAGTAAGAGTAACTGTTGAATTGCCTAAGTAGCCTGATCCAACACTATCAATAATTACACTACTTATCTCGCCGTTGGAGTAAAACGCATTAGTTACCGATCTTTGGACCGGCATATAGTCTAAAGTTAAAAACTTGTTTCTTGTTGCTAAAGAAACGGTATACAGGTATTTCCAGACATACCCGTCTGCAGTAGAAATCGGTGTTGTTTCTACACCTGTAGGCTCTACTGTTGATTCTGCGCCGTTTTTGTTAAACAAGCATTTATAGACGTTAAATTCGCTTGTTAAAACATAAAAGTTAGAATCTTTTAAATTAACTGCACCGGTGCTGGATGGATTAGATGGGCTGTAATTCGGATCAAACTGATCATAAACAGTATTGGAGGTCCAGTCAATTCTTCTTACAACAAAACTAACGTCTCTTAAATTTATCTTTTTTACGTTAATAATGTTATTTCTTGTCACATACTCATAATCACCTGTTACCTCGGGTGTCTCAGGTGCGAGTTCATCCGCCCAGTCAATAGTCTTACCAGTAAAATAGTAATAAGTCGATCTCTGAGACAAAAAATCATTATATACCGTTTCCACCAATGACTGGTGGAAACTATCTTTTAGCAAAAAAGGCATGGTGCGATATTACGCTACGGTTACGTTCCAGGTTACAACAACAGTATCACCAGCTGCTTTATTAACAGCGCTGAACGTTGTACGGCATAACATGTTACCGCTAGAACCATCATTAAAAATACCGGCTTCTTGAACTGTTCCTGTACCGGTGCCAGCAGGGAAAGTAGCTACGTAGGACACAGTATTGGAAGTTCGAGCAGTAGAATCTAACGAAACTCTACCCAGTTCGGAACCTAGCGCAGTTTGAGATGTGGAAGCAGCTGTAGAGCTCGCACCTAGAGCCATATGGCTAGGAATAGGTAAAGAGTTTCCAACCAGGCGAGATGCAATAAGGTCCTTGCCTACCGCAACAACCAGGTTGTTAACTTTTCTACTATCCTTAATTGCGCCAGACTCATCATAAAGAGCAACTTCTAGATTGCCTTTGATTGTTACGGATTCTGTAAACATAAATGTTCCTTATATGAGGGTTACAACTGAACCGGCGTACAATTCGCTGAAGTACCCGGGAACAGCATAGCTGGTTATTGTTGCGTTTGCAGTCTCTGATAGAGAAACTGTACTGACGTTATTATTTATATTGGTGTATATGGTCTTAACTAGCGTATCATCAGGGGTAACATCGTCAGATATTAATTTATTAATACTTAATGTTGTGGAATCAAGTGATGATGCTGAGTCTTGTATCGGATCTAAAGAAAGAGCAGCGACGGAATAGTCTTCAATAGAAGTGTTGCTATCTAAAACCTTGCTAACATTGAAGGAAATATTACCGTCGTCAGGGAAAACTTGATTATTAAATTGTCTTACGTAGTTAGTTACCGTACCTACACTGTCAAGAGCATTAGCAGTATCAGTCAGAACTATATTAATTTGAAGCGTCAAGCTATCTGTAGGGGTGACGCTATCCGGATCCGCTACTTTAGTTATGTTAAATGTGGTTGCGTCGGTAATATTTGCTGAATCTTCAACAACCTTACCTAAATTATAAACCAAACTGTCGACCGTACCTGCCGTAACATCAAATGGAGCAAGGTAGTAACCAAAAATTATACGATCTGTTAAACTTAAAGTTTCTTCAAGTTCTAAGAACACATTGGATCTAGTCAGCACATTAACATTTGCGCGCACATTGGCAAATGTTTCAATAACTCTATCATTGTATAGTTTGGTACCAGCAGGGTGTACTAACTTTAAGACCGTATCATAGAAATAGGTAATATCAAGTTCATTTTTAAGCTGATATGCGAAAGGTTGATACAACCCACCGTCTTGCAGTCGCACCACCGGTTCAGATAAGAATCCTTTGGAAGAGAGGTATTGACCGGGGTATCTAGCGATCGCACCATAGGTAAACGAAATAACAGCAGCTGCAGCATCAGATTCGCCTGTGCTATCGAAAGGTGCAACAGTTGCATCATCTGTATTAGTTGCTAGCAGCGAGCCAGTGTAGTCCCCTGGTGTGGTGTAATCTGACAAAAAGTATCTGGCTCCCGTGGACGGGGTGTGAGGTAATGTCAGTATAATGGTATCTCTAAAACCTTCAGATTTAGTTATAAAGGTTTTAGTTCTCGATGCAACCGTTAAGTCATTATATAAGTCGATCGAAAGCGAAGTACCAGTAAAGCCGTATCCGTAATTAAGAATTTTAAGTAAAGCGATACCACCGTTTGAATCAACTTCTAAGATTCTAATTACAGTATCTACAGCACCTCCAAAAGATATTGTAAATACCTGTCCGGCGCGAAAACCTGTACCGGGTTGACTAATGCTGTATGATACAGCGGTTGGTCTTATCTCACCAGTGAAGACAACATCACCATTTTCATCTTTTACAACTACAACGTCATCTACTTCGTAAGGTGTGCTGGTGGTTGATTTTAAAAATACTTCGTATAAATTAGTGGTTAGATTTTTAACACGTATAATGGCATCACGGTATTCAATACCATTTTTAGTAAGAAAAATAAATCTATCAGTTAAATCACTTACACTACCCCCTGTACGCTCAATACGAAGAGATACGCGTTGATCCCAAATACCATCTGAAGGCCTTAGTACGAAGTCATAAGGTCTTGATTGTTCAACAGATACATCGTAGAGAAGCTTGAATAGTAGCTTAAAAGACAGCTCACTACCCTTCGCTTCATACAAGTCGTTTATTCTTTTAACTAAGAATTTCTTATTTAATTGTGCAGTAAGCGGTATATTTGTTGCATAATTTTTAAGAAAATACTGTACGAATGAACTAGCCGTTCTATCAATATCGTTATATGATAAAGCGTTTTGAACTAGCTCTAATGATTGTTGATCTTGTTCGAGATAGCGATAGTAGGCCTCGATTAAAGAGACAAAAAGCGTGTAGTCGTTTCTTAAAAATTCTGGAAGCTGGCCGCTTACCAGCTGAGATATTTTCTCAGTTAGTCTTGTGGTTGCCATTATACTGTGGTGCTAACCGATACATTAATACCCAGGTTGTTACCTACTACCCCGTTGGTTGTAGTATCATCTGGTAGAAGAATTTCGTTTCTGCTCACCCCTAAATTATAACCACTTTCTTGTACGCTAGCGGTAAATCTAATATCCGCTGCACCTGCAGGAAGCGATGTTGGGGTAAGATTAGCAATTGTTATATTACCTGTGCTGTAATCTACGGTACCTACAGTTCTAAAAATAATCGAGTTATTTAACACATTAACCATGCGTAATGCCCCTGTTCCATTTTCATTAGGCGGGGAATCATCAGGGATATCTACAAACTTAGCGACGGTCTGAACACCGTTAAAATTAACGTAGAAATAACTAGAAGCAAGACTACCAGGCTTGATTGGGTTTCTAAGCTTAATAGGCGCAGCAGAGCTGAAAATGTTTTGCTGGTTCAAGGTAGGTATAATTCTCTTTTGAACCTTTAAAGTAGTTACCACACTCTCTATGGACTGGTTGCTACTTAATATTTGTGATATAAGTTTAGAGTTGTTAAAGGCTCTATTGAATTTTTGCAGGTCACTTGAGAAGTAAGTGTTTATAGCATTCAACACAGTTGTTTTTACTTGACCGGTTGTTAGCGTAGTTAAATTGGTATTATACTTGACGCTAGCATTAACGCCCACATAGATATATTCTGGATCAACAAAAACAGGTGTGGTACTTAAAATTTGCTTAGTTTTTAATACATTGTTTATCAGATTTGTCTTTGTAGCGTCAGATATAGAGAACCCAGAGTAAGGCTTAAGGCTTATCATAACAGCACCATAATATGGGGGATCATTATCTTCCCCTCCCCATACTGATACGGATTCTGCTCCTGCATAATTAGCTAAGATTAAACTCTCGTAGTCAGCCGCTGTCACAGCTCTATTTTTTGCTGCGTTAACTCTTGTAGCATTAAACCTAATAGAGGTGATGCTTTCCGCATCTGCCCCACCTGTAGAATTAGAATTAACTACCGTGGTTATCTCACTTGAACCACCAACTGTACCTAGTGCAGAAAATGTCTGAGTAGTAGTACCTGATACATTCGCACCTGAACCAGACGAAACAATAAAGCTTACCGTGATAATGTTACCCTGGGCTAGGGACTTGCCAAGTATTCCGTCACCAAAATAGATCTGATATTTACCAAAAGAATTCTGCTCTAAAAAGAACACTTTAGAATCTTCGTCAAGACCTGTAATATCGGTAGCTAGATTATAAACGGATTGAGTAATGTCGGATGCTGAATTTTGCACCACGACTTTTATTGTAGTGGTGTCAATATTAGCTTCTGGAATTACAAATTTTTCATCCGGTGTAGCGGTCTTTACAACAAAACTGAAATTAGAAAGGGTACCTTCAATTACTTCAACATCTTGAAAAAGATAAGTTGTATCATTTCTAGTAGCAGTATATGCTTTATTCGTTGAAAAGGTATAGTTCTTACCATCTACAGTAGTTGTAAACTGGGTGTACCTATCCATGGTAAGTATCTGTGGCAGCCCGGTAGGGTTATTTACAGTTACATCTAGATTAGCAACCGAACCTCTAACAGATAGGGGTGTATAGCCAAGGTGCTTGGCCAGAGAAACAACCGAGCTTCTCTTTACCGCAGAATCAATAAACATCTCATTAATTGCCATGTTGGCCAGGTATGCATTGTAATGAGTGTTATAAGCTAAAATATCTAACAGCACCGAAAGCCCTGAGCCTTCAAAGTCATAATCTGTAAACTCGTCTTGAGCTTTTAGATAGTTTTTTAGGTTAGACTTAATCTGATCGAAATCTAACTCTGCTATTCTTAAATTTGACATTATCTTGCTCGTGAAAGGAATGTTGTTAGCGTGACAGGTCTTTCAGAATTATTAATTTTAAAAATAATGTCCAGATCTAAGCGATTTTCATCAGCCTTATCTCTGATATTGACCTCTAAGACAGTGACTCTAGGCTCAAACTTATTAATTGCATCGAAAATCGTACGTTTCATTATCTGAACAGTCACCGGTGTAAAATTCTCAAATAGCAAAGCGTGTATTTGGCATCCTATTTCTGGATGAAACGGGCGCTCGTAGTGGCGAGTAGAAATAAGATTTCTCAAAGAAGCCTTGATAGCCTCTTCGTCTACCTTTTTTGTGACATCTCCCGTCACGGGATGTCTGGTAAAAAGTAAGTTTAAATCTGAAAATTGTCGAGTATTTCGTGCCATAAAGATTATTTATCTTAATTTACGATAACGTCTGAGCTTCCCTGCACTAAGGAGTCATTTCTTGTATCTCTATCACCTATTCTGCATTTCTTCTTACCATTAACATAAACATTGTTGCTGCCCTGGAGCATAGAATCATTTCTTGTATCTTTATCACCAACACGCAGAGCACCTTGGCCATTGATAATGACATTGGTGCTTCCTTGATTTTTTGTATCGTTGCGGGAATCTTTGTCCCCTATTCTTCCGGCGCCTGGCATTATGCTAACTGGGTAAACCCGTCTGAATGCTTTTTATGATTGAAGAACGTCATGGTTTGAATTCGGTTTTTCTCAACTGAATATGAAATATGTATCCATGGGTTTCTTGTATAGTTACAGAACTCGAGTAGCATTTGATCGTATCTTAAAACTTTAGCTAGCTTCAAGGCAATATCGTAATATTCCTGTTTTGTAATACCTTTAAACTGAATATCCACTGCTTGACCTAATATATGCTGACTTGTCTTATTACCAGTAAACGGCCTGAATGCACTGGTTACAAACATGTTCGGATACATCTTTTTAACCGGTTCTAATACGTTCAACGCGACGGCCTGTAAATTATAGACCAATTCTCCATAGGTAAGCCCATTTTGAGCCTGCACGGGGTAATTAGATACTGCGGCCTTGGATGATAGCATCTCTAAGGTGAAGTTAGGCGAAAGGTTATAATTACCCGGGAGCTGAGTTGCTTTCTTAAGATCTTCGTTCGGCTCAACGAAATTGTTTTGAGCAGAAGACGGGGTCTCACTTTCTATTGCAATAGGTGCTTCATCAATTTCTGCAGCTGTTGCAAAGCCCTTGCTTATAATAAGGTTCTTTTGCTCAGTAGTATCAGCGGCTGATGTGGTTTCTTCTTCTAAAAGAAGGGACTTATTATCTGCAAGCGTTAAAGCTACAGGGTCATTTAGTTCGTTAGCTGCTGTATCTTTTCTACCGCTTAGAATTCCGATATTAGAAGAACCGGCTATGATGCTATTCTGAGCATCAGTAGCTCCAGAAGCATTGGAAGCACCGGTAGCTGTACCTGAATTTTCATACAGATTTCCACCTGTATCAATATTAGTGTCTGAACCCGAAACTATATTAACATCGCCACCAGCATCATTATAAATGCCACCGATAGTTTTAATATTTACATCAGAATCTGCATAGTTGTAAATTGTACCACCGGCCTTGACATTAACATCGGTCGTTGTTTCTTGGAATAAATTATCACCTTTAATATTGGTGTTTTCAGTCGATTGCAAATAGGTATTAGTGGTCTTAACGTTAAATTCTAAAGTCTCTAGTTTAATGTCTGCATTACTGTGTGCGTGGATAACGTTAGAAGAATGCATATTAAGAACTTTATCCCCCTTGAGGTTAAAGGTCTCATATGCCTGAATGTTAACATTACCACCTGTAATATTAACTTCTTCCTTAGCTGACATGTTGAAAGTACCACCGGCTTGAGCTGTAATATCGTTATGACAGGTAAGATTCACATCTCCTTCCACCTCGATATTAGCATCATTTCCAACAAAAATATTACAGGCCCCGTTTACAGAAATATCCGCACGGCCGGAAATAGCTATCTTGCCATTGCGATCTATAATTTCATAAGACGATCCTACTGTTCTTTTTACAACAGAGCCGTTGGAATCAATTTCAACGAAAGTACCTGACTTATGATAGATGTGCAATCTTTCTGAGCCAGGCGTGTCATCAACTTCAATTATATGACCTGACTCAGTCTGTGTAACTTTATTGTAGGGGTAGCGGGCTCTATATGGGGATTCTGGCTGATCCCAGGATTCACCGAAAGGTAGCTTAGCACCCTTCATTAATTGAGTATTTTTGTTTTGAACTACTGTACCAGAAACCTCACCTTGGGCTAGCTTATTGGTGTCAGGTAGGTCTTTATATTCTTTAGTAGGATAATTTGCATTAGGGTCAAGGAACCCCTTCTCCACTACAATAAGTTTTTCCTGATTATCCGGTGCACTTATATCAAATTTTTTTGCTTCTTCTAATGCCTTACCTGTTGTAGACGCTGCAAAAGCATTATCTATTTTTGTTAATGCTGTGCCGCTATCAGATTGTGAAAAAAACTTTTCAATACCGGTTATGGTAGATCTTATATCAGTCTTATTGGTACCAAATATATTACCCGCTACCCCGGCCAGCACACTTGTGATGGTACTATTAATAGTGGGTGTAAGGCCCTGTACTAGGGTAGCTGCTAAAGCAGAAAAATTAATTAAATTAAGCTTATTAGCCGGTAGAACTTTTCTTAATTCACTTTCTAACTTAGTGACTATTAAATTGGTTACCTGGGAAGAATACTGAACCTGTAGAATACCGGCTAGGTTGTTGGTTATATCTTTAGGACCGAAATTAGATGATATGAGATCTACAGGGTTTTTTAAGCCTTCCAGCCCTCTTGGTATTACATTAAGCTGCTGATTTGTACCTAGGCTAACATTTTTTACCAATAATACAGCTGCTTCTTCGGCAGTTCTAGATATTACCGCACGAAGAATTTGATTAGGTACTTTTATCCCTAGAGAATTTATCTGTGTAAAGATCTTATTCTCTAGCGCACCGGTGACTTGTTTTGTTAATAGGTCTATCATGTTATTAGCTTAAGTAAAGATTCTTTTTCTGCCACATAGCGAGCTTTAACTCCGTTGCGAATATTTTCCGAACTAGATTTAAACAATCTATCAACGTTTTTGATCTTCCATTCACTTACAATATTAACAATATCTTTATCCGTTAGTTCGCTCTTACCTTGCAAGGTTTCTTTGAATGCAGAAATATTCGCTGGACCAAACTGTACGGCTCCTGACCAAATTAAATCTTGAACAGCAGGTCCGTATTTTGTAAGGTCTAAACCAATACGTTGTAAGTTAGCTACAGCAACATCATAATATTTTGCTTTAATGTAGTCGTGCTGATCGTTTTTAAATTCTTTAGGGTTTTGCGCAGCCACTTCTCTCCACTTACTATCAAATTCTGGAGTAGCAGGCTCAAGCCCCTGGAACCGATCTTTAAATCTAGAATTTGCCAGGAACTGTTTAACAGGTGAATTTTTAGCTGAAGGCCTGGCTTTACCGCTTGCCATTGTAGCAGGTAGGTAAGATGCAAGCTGATAGGTACCATAAGAAGCACCGCCTAAATCACCATTAGCAGCTCCTGTATATGCGTTAATGGTACTAGGGCCCTTACCGCCAGATTCATATTTTTCTGAAGTCTGACCAAGCTCCCAACCCTCAATAGGAGCTGATCCCGAACGTACAGGCTCGCCTTGACTGTCAGTCACAACATTACCTGAGCCATCTCGCAGCACACCGTCTACAGGGTTAGTAATTTGGTTATTAATACTAGCATCCGGTGGTGACTCAGTAAAGACTTTCTTAGCGGTTTTAGTAGCTATAGTACCGAATACAGCAGGTTGCTGCATATCTAGACCATCTAAGAAGAAACCTATAACCCAGGTACCTTCTACTGGACCGAGAGGCGAAGACCCTAGACCGGAAACAGCAGCTGATGTTATCGGTTGAATAGGGACAGCCCAGGGTAGATCTGCGGTAGGTAAAAGAGTCTTATTATCGGTGTGATAGCCGAAAATTCGCACCTTGACGCGACCCATTTTTTCTGGGTCCATTCTATCTTCCACTACCCCAATCCACCAATTGAAGCCGTCTTTATTAAAGATCTTCTGCATTATTCTACTCTTCTTTCACTTTCAGAATCTACATAGAGGGAATCTTTAACTATCTCCATAGACATCATATGTTCGTTTTTGTTAATCTTATGTCGGATAGCTGTTATGAAGTAATACCCGGAATAAAGCTTATCTTGTGAATCAGTAGCTTTATCTGATTCCTCACGTGCGCCTAATGCAGGATAGTGGAAATATAACAGTCTACCAATTTCTGCATCAGTTCTACCAGGCACAGTGATATTCATTCTTACATTAGTAAGTTCTATCATACTTGATAAACGATTACCGTGTATCTCACCCATTTTTTCGTTTATGTTGTCTGTAAAGTTATCAAACAACTTAGGATTCTTGGGGTAAAAACTTACATTAGTAGCAAAATTTCTTACTGTGTCTTTACTAAAGAACGGTATTGCTTTATTACCTTCTCCTGATGTATGGTAAAAGCTTTCATATTCATTTACATAGTCATAGTCTATTAATTCGTATTCTTTATTAAAGACGTCTAGATATACTAACCGATTAGCGAGATAACCATTGGTATAATTTTTAACATAGTCTATAGATTCTACTAATTCCACGTCTTTAGCAAGAAACATCTCTCTGTTAACGTTAGCAGCGTTTTCTTGCTCTCTAACGTTTGAAACGGATATCGTATACCTGCCTAGGTAGTTATTTCTTTCTACCGCGTTCTTAAATAACCCTTCAAGTGTACCGAAATAAAAATTCTTAGTAGATTCAAAGAACATAAAATTCTTTGATTTACCTGTTTCAGGGATGGCTTTTGAAGATAACCAGTTTATACATTTAAGAGGCGACCATCCCGGGGAAACAAACTTTACCTTATTAGACGCTTCGTTTAAAATAATAAGCTCTGTAGGGTTAGGGTCTTCTTTAATTTCGCTACCATCTTCGCTTATATTAAAATTTCTCGATGCAGCAATGTAATTAGAAAAAATTTCACCAGCTACATCTACAACATTACCTTTAAACGGTACGTAAAGCGGGAGTAAGAAGTCATAAAATACTTCTACAGATACAAAATGTAAGGTGTAGTTCTGTGTGTTGGTATCTCGTACGATCTCTCTATCTGATACCTTATACACCCTAAACGTTTTTTGAATACAATCTTCTTCTTTAAAAGAAGGCGTTCTTATTTTTATGTTAAGTAGTTCTTCTCCATGTATGTAAAACTTGTCAAGTAGATTTCTACTATCGGTGAGCAATATCTCACCGCGAAGATAGTTTGAAAAAATATCTTCGTAAATGTTAAGCTCTAACAAAAACTCAGTTAGATCAATAATATCATTGCCGGTAGTTATTAATTTAAGCTGCTCGATCTTTATCTGACCGGCGCGCTGTAAGCCTTCATTTTCAACCATTTATAGCTCTAATTGCTTTTTGAAATCTTTAACTACACCGTCAACATATCTGGCTTTTAAAATTTTTATTCTTCTCTTCGACTCGTTTACAGAATCTTCGTAGTTGAGATTTGTAACTGGAATGCCCGACACCGTATTAGTTGCTGTTAAAATACAGTTAGCTAACGTATTACCTGCGTTTTCGACTTGATTGGAGGTAACAAAGCCCCCTTCAGATACCAGAATTCTAATGTTACTGCTACTTACTTTCTCAGTTACAACAGCCGTTCCGTTATTAGAAGTATTGGTTATAACATTACCAACGTAAAAATTTTCAAAGCCAGACGAGGAAACAATATAGACATTGCCGTTAACTTGTACACCATTGGTATCCTCATAATGATGAATTGCGTTTAAATTGCCGCCGTATTTACCCTCAACATACTTTCTCAAATTGTGGGTGCTAAGCGGCCAGTCAAATCTCGCATCGAGTATTTCATTAGTATGCAGTATTACCCAATGTAGCATCGGGTTGTTATAAAAACGATCGGCTAAAATTTCAGGCGTATCTTCATCTTTAATATCGTATTCATCAAATAAGCTAAGGTTGTCTTTTACCTCATCACTAAGTTTAACTCTGGCAGTTATATTGGTAACTACTTTTACATTGCTTAAATCATCATATAAAGAATAATACGTGAGTGGAAAGTCTTGAAAGTACATTAGTAGTTATCCTTTATCATGTTGCGAGTAAGGATTTCAAGCTCTCTGAACGTCATACTTAAATTAATTTCTGTAGGGGCACCATCTTTAAAAGAAGTAAACTGATCACTACCATATGTAACTTCTAAAGACTCTAATGCGCAGGGTCTAAATTTATGAAAATAGGTATTTTCTCCAGCGCCGTAGTAGTAAGTTATTTGAAATTCAGAAGGGTAAATAAAAAATAGTTTGCCTTCAGATAGCTGAGGATGCATGTGCTCTTTAAACTTTTTTATAATAGAGAATACAGCATCAGTTTCTCTTTTGTTCTTTGGAAAGAATTTGTATTTAAATCCAAAAGATCTAAAATCTACGGATTCGAAAACAGTCTCTTTAAATGGGTTAAGTGACACACCAGCCGCAGAACTCATTGCTGATTGAACATCAGCTGCACCAAATGCACCGGGTAATTTAGCTAGAGTTGCTCCAAGCGCTGCAGCTGCCTCGCCGCCAGTTACTGCGCCTTTTGAATCAAACAACCCACCGCCTAGCGCACCTAACAACGTGCCAAGGTCTTTATTGGCGTAATTCATATTATACTTGACGGTAGGAGGACCGTCTAAATGAAGTGCTATAGCATCCGAAATTCGATGCATGGTGTCCGGCTTTAAAAGGTCGGAAGCCAATGTAGCACCAGCAACTGCTACACCTGCCCCAGTACCTACAACCTTAGTAACTACTTTAGCAGTTGAACCTGTCTTACCAAATGCTCTTGCAGCGGTATCTGCTAGAGCTGTAACTGCAACACCGGCCGCCACGCCCGCAGCTGCAGCCGTAACATTTCTTATGGAGTCAGCACCGAGTTGTTCACGCGAAAGATTAGCAGAATCTGGATCTCGTTTTACTTCAAAAAGTCTCTTACTCTCATCAAGTTTAGATTTACCACGAACATTTATATTAAACAAAACGAAATGCTTCAGATCCGGCTCGCCAAGATCTGAAGGGTATTGGGTGTACTGAATGTTATATCTGTCAACAACAAGTTCATCCTGAGTCGGATTGGAGTATTCTCTCTGAACTTTGTCGACATAGTCTGTATAGGCTGACATGAGGTTCCTATAAATAGTTAACCATGTTATATTTATCCGGTTATGTACAAGGCAACTTACAAGGGGAGATATCGCGTTACTAATGCTTCAAAATATCGCGGTGATCTCAATGAAATAATTTATCGCTCTTCATGGGAGCTTAAATTCATGAAATGGTGCGATACCAACCCATCTGTTTTAGAATGGGGATCTGAAACCATGGTTATTCCATATAAGTCGCCTTTAGATAGCAAAATTCATCGGTACTTTGTAGATTTTTACATTAAGGTAAAAGATAAGAACGGCAACATAATGAAGTACTTAGTTGAAATTAAACCGGAAAAATTTACCAAGCCGCCGGAAATACCTAAACGTCAGACCAAAAAATTTATAGATGAGGTATTTTTATACGGTCAAAATCAAGCTAAATGGAAGGCAGCTAATGAGTTTTGCGTAGCTAAAGGCATGAAGTTCCTAGTTCTTACAGAAAAAGACCTCGGAGTACGGTAATAAATATTAAGATGGCTACAACAAATCCGTTTTTAAACATACGCTCTAAGATAGGAGATGAAGAAAAATCTATGTCTTGGTACAAGGCGCAGATTAAATCTTTATCGAGCATTACCCCTAATAGACTATTAAGTAATGCGCCTGATCTTACCAGTAGAATTTTACCAGGTAACATGTATATGTTTTTCTACGATGCCAAGCATCAAGACAAGTTACCATACTGGGATATGTTCCCACTTGTACTTCCTTTTAGAAGCGTACAGGACGGATTTTTTGGTTTAAATTTACACTATCTACCTTATGGCGCTCGTTTTAAGTTGTTAGGTTATTTACATGATCTATCAATAAAGAAAGAAATGAGCGAGGATAATAGATTAAGATTGAACTGGCGCCTATTGAATAGTGCTTCCAGATTTGCACCCGCGAAGGCTTGTGTAAAACATTATTTGTACGAGCAGTTAAAGTCAAGGTTTTTACAGGTACAATATCCAGATTGGATTACCGCTGCTATGCTACCTGTCGAAAGATTCGTAGGAGCGAATAAGACTGCGGTTTGGGAAGACTCAAGGAAGAAATATTAATGGCAAAAGCCAATTTCAATCTAACTAGATTTCTAGCAACAGTAGGCACAACAAGCCTTGCAAGAACTAATCGTTTTGAGGTGCTGATTGCACCACCGCCAGGTCTTCGTGACTTTAAGTACGGTGAGTTGGTAAGTTTGTATGTCGAGCAAGCTAGCTTTCCGTTGCTTAATATAGCTACAAAACAGCAAAAGATTTTTGGTCCTACCTATCAAAGACCTATTACATCTGAATATGGTGGAGAAGGCATATCTTTGACTTTTAATGTTGATAGAAATATGGCCGTAAAAAAATTCTTTGAGGACTGGATGCACGTCGTGGTTGACCCCGTCACATTCGAGGTTAACTATCAATCTGAATACATTACAAAAATACTAATACGACAGCTTGATGAACAGGAAAATGTAACGCATGAAGTAGAGCTACTCGAAGCATTTCCAAGAAACATGAACATTTTAGAATTGAACAATGCTTCTACAAATCAAACTCATAGGTTAAACATTTTATTCGCTTACAGGTACTGGAGAAATCCAGAAAGGGTTAACCCAGTAGCTATACCGAGAGCTGTTATTACACCTGAAATACCTAGAGCTGACTTTAGAGTGCCTGAAATTCGAGATACCTTTAATTGGCAAACCGGAGAACTGACTAGTGAGCCCGGTTCTGATTTGCCCCCTTCTGCATAATATGGAGTCATTATGGCCTTACCTAAATTAGAATCCCCAGTATTTGAATTGAACTTACCTTCAACAGGTAAAAAAATAAAGTTTAGACCGTTTTTGGTTAAGGAGCATAAAGTTCTCTTAACCATGTCGGAGGCAGAAAACGAAGAAGTCTGGCGTATTATTCGCGACCTCGTAGACGTATGCACATTTAATAAGCTCAATGTAGATGAGTTAGCTCACTTTGATATAGAGTTTATATTTTTACATCTACGCGCCAAGTCTATTGGCGAGCAGGTGGATGTAATCTTAAACTGCGAATGTGGTAATAAGATAGAGACATCATACAACATTGAGGACGTAAAGATAGAAAAGAAGCCTGATCATTCTAACAAGATACAACTGAATGATACCTTCGGTGTTGAAATGAAATACCCGACACTTGAAAAAGTAATTGATGTGTTCGGTTCAAATAATAATGCCAAAGTTATTGAGCTTATCTTAGAAAGTATTAAAGGTATCTATGACACCGAAAACTACTGGGACGTTAAAGACCATACCAAAGAAGAACTAGAAGAATTTGTATTTTCTTTAACAAAACAGCAGTTTGAAAAAGTTGAAGAATTTTTCGTTACCGCTCCTAAGGTAGTTCAAACGATAGAAGCTGACTGCCCTAAGTGTGGAAAGCATAATGTATCTAAGTTAGAAGGCTTACAAAATTTTTTCGTATAACCCTTTCTCAAGATAATCTAGCTAACTACTTTACTTTAAACTTTTCACTCATGCAACATCACAAGTATAGTTTAACAGAGTTAGAAAATATGATGCCTTGGGAAAGGGAAGTTTACGTATCCTTACTTGTTGAATATATTAAAACTGAAAATGAAAAATTAAGAATGCTTAAACAAAACGCAAAGAACACATAAGCTATGCAATCACCATCAGCCAGCGATCCAAGTTTTGCTAAGTTTTTAGAAGATATTAAAAAGCAAAACAGTCAGCAGTTTGCTACGCAACTCTTTCAGCTAAAAGCCGAGAGAGAGATTGCTGGTGAAGATAATGACAAGCGTGAAAAACAGTTAGATTCTATTAATACCGAACTTAAGGGCATTAGGACTAGCGTTATAGGAGTAGACTTTAGTCAGATGCTAAGAGGCATAGACAATCAAACCCAGCTTCTAACTAAGTCTTTAGAAGAGCTTTCTATAATTAGAAAAATTAACGAAGGTAGTTTAGAATATGATAAGGAAAGCGCTCAGTATAGAAATACTAGTGGTAGAGAAATAACTAGTGTTGTATCTGGTAAAGAGATTAAAAAAGGTGGTTATGTAGATTTTGAAACTGCGGCTGATCGCTTGACCGGGCAGGGTAAACGCGTTCGTGAATCTGAAGGTAATAAGCTTAAACTTACACCTATTGATATTACTTCGGGTAGTAAAGTACCCCGTGCCCTAGGTGCACCAGAAGAACCTAATGCTGACATAGAAAAAACTAAGTATCAAGGTTTCTTCGAGGAACTTAAAAGCGGTATAAAATTCTTTTTAACTGATGGTAAGTCTGAGGAGCCCGGATATGGGGTGTTCCAGAAACCACCTAAAGATGTGATTAAGAAAGAACGTGAACAGAAAATATCGAGTGATAGACAAAAAGTTGAATCCCCTGAAAATCCGGAATCAGATAATGTTGTTTCCGCTACCGAGGCTCAAGCTGATTATGCTAAACAAGATTTAGATCTATCTAAGCAGTTACTGGGTACTACTAAAGAACAGTTAAAAACTCTTCAAGAAATAAGAGATGCTCTAGCTCCTAAAACACCGGCTGAATTGCAAGATCAATCAGCAGGTAAGAAAGGTGCAGCTTTAGAAAAAGAATCTGAAGACGGGGGACCTAGCTTGTTAGACGCTGGACTAGGTTTTGGTAAAAAGGCTCTAGGTGCCTTAGGCAGAGGTGCTAAGGCTGCAGGATCGGCTGCTCTAGGAGCAGGTGCTAAAGCAGCTAGGTTTGCAGGCTCAGGAGCTGGTAAAGCTTTAGGTGCAGCTGCTGCAGTTGGACTAGGCGCATATACTGCATATAAAGGTTATACTGCGGCTGAAGACTCCAAGCAAGCTAAGTTAGAAGAAGTACAGGCAAAAGTAGACGCAGGTGAACTTACTTCAGAACAAGCTGCTGAACAAAGAAAAGAAATAGGTAATACCGCCACAGTAGAAAAATCAGGAGCTGTAGGCGAGGGTACAGGTTTAGCTGGCGGCGCAATTGCTGGTGGTATGGCTGGTGCCAAGCTTGGTGCAACTATCGGTACATTCGTAGGAGGCCCGGTTGGTACGGCTATAGGTGCTGGTGTTGGTACAATTGCAGGTGGTGCTCTAGGAGCATTTGGTGGTACCAAAGCTGGTAAGTATGTTGGTGAAAAAGTAGGCGAAGGCATTAACTACGTCGGAGAAAAAGCTAGCTCACTAGGTAAAGGCATCAGCGATTGGTTTAGTAATAAAAAAGCTGAAATTAAAGATACCTACAATCGCGGAACTGGTGGCACCCTTGCGTTCCAGAACAAAGACCAAGAAATTAATAAACGTGCTAAAGAAGCCGGAATTATCGATAAAGACGGCAACATTACAGATTATGACAAGTATAATAAGATAAGCAAGCAAGTTACTGATGAGATAAAGACCGCGGACCCTTCTGCAAATAAATTAGCTACACAAGCTATAAGCGCCAAAGAAGAGCTTACACAAAAAGAAATATCACAGGGTGGTGTAACTACTAGTACTACGGAAATGAAAGGCGGTACAGTAGCTGAGAAATCTGTACTGGGTAGTACAACGCTTGGTTCTTTATTCTCTGCTAAAGGGTTAGAGGTAGGTGGATTCTCCGGTAGCTCAGAAAAATCTAGAGTTACTACCGGTAAAGTAGAAGGTAGAGACATATCCTCACAAGAGCAAAAGACAGGCTCAATACTTGGTAGACGTATTGCTTCAGGTAGCTTATTTAAATCAGATACCTATAAGGTAGCTGGGGCTTCTGGTGAAGAAATGGATGTTTCTAAATCAGATTATTTCAAGATTCAAAAGCTGGCTAAAGAAGGCAAAACTGAAGAAGCTGAAAAGCTAATGGCCAACATTAAAATGAGCAGAGAGGTGAGTAAAGAGGTTGAAGCCGGTATTAAGTCACCAGAGGAGTCGCTTACCCCGGTTTCCCCAGGTGCAAAAGGTCTATCCGTTGTAAAAGATTCTATCGAAAATAAAGATTTAAATAGAGAAGTATCCTCTAAGCCTACTAACGTAACACCAATTGTCTCTAATAACGTTACTACTACCAATACAACAAAGTACGTGCCAGTTAAAGCCGAGCCTAGAACTAATTCAAGCTCTTCTCTTTCGCGTTACTTAGATAGAATAGCCGTATATTAAAAAAGCCCCTTACGGGGCTTTTCTTTACTTCTTCTTTTCGGCTTTCTTTACTTCGTGACAGCCGTCCTTCTCTTCGGTCTGACCTTCCTTACAAGGCTTCTTTACCTTTGGTTCTGCCTTAGCGTCAGCCTTCTTATCATCTTTCTTTACTTCAGCAGCCTTAGCTGGTTCCTTCTTTTCTTCCTTCTTTGCATCGCTGGCATATGCAGAAAGCATAAACATAGATGCTACTAGTGCGATAAGGTACTTCATTTTTTCTCCCTATGAAAAAGGCCCCAGACGGGGCCGAAAAATTACTCGTCGTTTGCTAGTTTAGCAAAGTATGACAGCGACTCATCATCGTCATCAAAATCGACTTGTTTCTTTGGTGCTGGTTTAGCAGCAGCCGTTACAACAGGCTTATCTGCCAACTTAACTTCTTCAGCGCGCGGCATGCTAGCTGCTGAACCGTTAAGTACAGAGTCCAACTTAGCCTTCAGCTCTTCATAAGACTTGAAGTTCTTAGGATCAAGGAACTCAACCAGCGAATGCTGCTTAGTCCAAATTGCTTCAAGATCATCATCTTCTGCCAAAGGTGAGGATGAATCAAACGAAGACTTATCATAATTACGATAGCCTTCTACATTACGAATCTTGAGCTTGAAGTTTGCACCCTTCCAGAAATCGAAAGGGTTAATAGGCTCTTCATCTTCGAATTGAGGCTGCATTACATCTTTAATCTTATCGAAGATTTTCTTACCGAACTTATAAAGGAATACTTTACCTTCGTTCTCAGGATGCGCAGGATCCTTAACAACGTATATATTCGAAATATAAGTCAGGCGACGTTTCTGCTTACGTACCAGGTCCTTATTAGCCTCAATACCAGAATTCCAAAGCTCAGTATTAAGCTCAGAAACAGGATCAGGCTTGCCTAGCGTGGTGAGAGAGTTCTCAATATACCACTTACCTGTAGGTCCTTGGAAGCCGTGATTCCAGATACGAACCCAAGGAAGCTCTTCACCTTTGGAGGGGGGTAGGAAGCGAATAACCGCAGAGCCATTTCCGGCTTTATCTACTTCTGGTTGCCAGAAGCGGTCATCCTTTTGAGACTCCTGTGTTACAGGTTGTGCAATTTTTTCGACCTCTTTCATAAGGTCACCGAAATTACCACGGTTCTTTTTCAGGGCTGCAAAATCTAGTGCCATTTGTATTCTCCGTATAAACGTTGTATTTGCGATGTATTAGCGTTGTTTAGTATAATTATTGTTACCATGATAACCATAATGTTTACCAACTTCACCTTGATCGTCATCCAGATCATCATTATCTTCATCACTGGATAACATATTATATAGGCTTTTTCGATGCTTAGCTGCTTTATCGGTCCCCTTAACGATTTTTCTAAGCTTCTTTTCACGATCGAAATCGTCTCTGCTGCGTTTCATTTAAAAACTCACTCTCCTTTTTTCTCTGGTACAGCAATGTAAGGCCATGCGCTTAGGCGCTTGGCGATTTCGGCTTGATTATGAGCCATTTTGATAAGATAGCGTTTAATGTCGTTTAACTGTTCGTTTAACACAGTAATATTTTCCTCCAGCCTGACCATTTCTGTTTCAAGCTGTGCTACTCTGTTAGTCGTTATGTCCAACTGCTCTTCTATAAATTCCATCGTACTTGTTTTTATCGATGTTTAGAAACGGTGTGTACTTCTTAATTATACGTGATAAATCAGTCCAAATCAAGTCGTCACGTAACTCATTATCCAGCTTTTCTACAAAGCCGTTTAATTTATTTAGGATAACCAGGCTTTCTATGGAGAGTTCATTTCTAAGGAACATCTTCATTATAAGTGGATGCTGATTTTTTTCAAATGTAAATGCCCAGTCGAAACTTTTACCTGCTTTTTCAGCATGATTGAGAATCTTTACTAGCTCTTTTTCAAAAGTATAAGAGATAGATTCGATACGTTTCTTCCAGTCAACGTAACGATCTTTAGCATTTACATCGAATACCCCGCCCCAGCGATCCCCGGAAACGAAATTAGCCACTAGAAAGTTTACTACTTCTTTATCAGAATATGACTCGGCAACCTTTTTAATAGCAAAGAGATCTTTACGTTTAAAGAATGCCTGCTTAGACGCTTTTACACGACCTTGCTGTTTAATAGCATCGTAAGTTTCTGTTGTAAAATGTAACCTTAGTGCCAAATAGTAACGATAAACTTCAAAAGGTTCCATTGCAATCATACAGGAAGATGACCTCTGGGTTTAATCAAATTTGCGTTCTCGGCTTCGAGTTGAATCTTTTCACGTAACTTCACATTGATGAGAGGACCGATACTATCCACATCAATGTCTTTTTCGTTACAATACTCAATTACAGCATCCATATAGCTTATCTTTTTCTTAGATACAATCTCGTCAATATAGATACTGAACTCGTTGGGTGAGCGAAAGCGCTTGGTAATAATTAACGAATCAGTTAGAGATTCTGCAGTAACGTCGTTCATACGAAAAAGATAAGCCCTAGTGCAATGGATTGAAGAGCAAAGCCAATGCCTAGAGTTACAACCATAAGCATGTCTTTAAGTATAGCTGATCTGATAAAGTATAGCAATAGACCAACCCAAAGAATAATTACTAGATCAAGAGGAGGCATTTTATCCGTCAGTCCAGATTTAACCGCAAGAAAGCTTGGAATTGTTGCGCAGTTAAGAACAACCATGCTAAGCCATGCAAAAGTATCAGCAGTGGGCTTATTAAGGCTTTGAAAAAATCTAAGTACATAATCCTTGGTTGTTGAAAGAGCATTGGTAATTCTAGGATCGATGTTCACTTATTTTCTCCGTAAAAGATATGTTGACCGATTTTAGTAATTCGAGGTAACTTCCAATTAGGGTTTACATAATCAGCGTGGTAGTACAATGCACCATGCAATGAAGGTAGTCGGAAATTTTCCAGCAATACTTTCTTTGCTACTTCCTGTGACTCAATATATGCTGGTGACTTCTTAGGCACCACAGGACCGCGCTCACAGTACCAGGAAAACTGACAGACGACTCGATCTGTAAATTTAGTTTTCTGGAATACAACATCGCAGATATCATCAGGAAATTTTCCTGAATTAACACGATTAATTGTAACTTGTGCTACTGCTACTTTACCTTCGAAGGGCTCATAACCAGCTTCGAAGTAAATGTTCTTTGCCAGACAAGCAAGCTGTTTTTCTCTTTCAGCCATTGTAATGTACTTGGCGTTGTAGTCTTTGGTTTTAAGGTACTCAGTTTTTGTTTCAATAATGTATAGTAGCCCTTTTGCCACAAGGACAAGAAAGAAAATTCTAAGTATCCAGTTTAAAATACTTACCATTGGTTCTCCTTATTTTGGACGGGGAACAAAAAGCCCCCCGCCAACCGTCAGATTACTTCTTGGTTGAAGTTTTTGTATCTACAGGTATTTGTGAAACGAAGCCATTCAAGGTCTGAGCCTTGTTAATAATCTCAGCTTCGGTCGGATAGGCTGGAAAGCCTGGGTGATCAGGTGGCTGGGCACCTGCGTGTCGAGCATTTTCTACTTTGACTTGCCAGTCATTGGAAACTTGCTCTCGCCTACCGTAATAGTCTTCAGTAAGCATGTCTTTCGCCATTTTTAGAAGTTCTAGGCGAATCTCGAACGGTGTCATATTACTCATATTAATCTCCTTTGTGTGTGTGAGTAAAATGGTGGGTATTCTGTTACGAGGAACCCACCGAACCCTAAGCAGCGTTTAGGCTGCTAATGCGAACTTTTCGTCGTTTGCATTTACTTGATTTGCTTTTTACGTCTACTCCTGACGTGCTGTCCACTCTGTTACTCTTTGCCCTGTCGAAACCAGTACACCCCCACCAAAAGATACTTTTTTCCAGCTTAAGCTACCATCAGTCGTAAAACCTACATACTGCTCTCCGGTTTCCATGTCTGTAAGCAGCCATTTTTCAGGGCACTTAGTATAGACCGTCAATGTCTTAGCAGAATCAAGCTCAGTAACTTCTTCACCGGACTGCAGCTTTCTCGTCTTCATAATATCTTTTGGTGGAGGTGGCGGGATTCGAACCCGCGTCCAGAACACTTTTCTCTTTGCTTCATACAGCAATAGCTATAATTATATATGCGATTTAAAATTTAGGCAACTTTACGCTCGTAAAGATCTCGATAGTAAAGAAGTCTCTCAACATAGTCATCTCTACGGTTGACAAAGACTTGAGGCGTTTCATCGTCGACCGCTATTGCAATTACCGTTCTCCCTACCGGGATACCGAACCGCTCTTCAAACATTATTGCATAAGCAGTAGCCTGCATAAAGTAATTCTCAATGTCCTCTTCGCGTTTAGGTTTGCGCGCTGTCTTAAAATCGATTACGGACAACCTACCATCAAATTCTGCTACACAGTCAACTGTTCCAGCGATACGCAAATGATCAGAATACATTCTAATTTCTTGCGCGTAGATATTGTTAATGCGATGTAAGACCGGTTTAAATGAGTCGAACATCTCGATATCTAAAGGATTCTTAAATTCAGGCTTTTCATTGTTAAGATAATTCTCGCATAAGGTATGAATGCGAGTACCTCTTCCGGATGCCTGCTTGGAGATTCTATTAGCTTCTTCTTCCCCGACTCTCTGCCGCCACTCGTAAATAGCTTTCTGGTTATAAGCAGACAAAACAGTAGTAATGGAGGGGTATTTGTTCCCCTCCATTGTAACATAATATCTGGTTCCGTTTTCGTTTACTTGAGTAAGTTTTGGTATCTCTTTATCAAGCGCTACATGATTAAAATTCATATTAATGACTGCCGGATAGTACCTCGACAGCGTGCTTATAATGTTTCTGTCTATCAGCTAAACCAATGGTACCACCATTGATACGCTTGGTCATTGTAATAAAGTCTCCGTTGTCCGCAAACTGATTTAGTTTATTCTTTTCCCAGAACCAGCAAGCCGAGTGAATTGCATAGTACGGATCAAAAAGAATATCAGGATTTTCAACCAGCGTATCATCCCCAAACATAGCTCTAGAGCAAGCTGTGTAGTTACTACGGCCGGTAAGTTGTATTAGACCTCTACCTCTAAACTTCCATCCGTCGCCAGTCTGTTCAGGGCCGTTACCCATTCTACCACCGTAAGACTTATTTGCGATAAGTTCAGGCTTACCGGCATATTGTTCGGCAATACCAGGAGGGTAGCGTTGAGGCCACAGCTTGGTTAAAGTAGCAGCTTTATAGTTTAGGTTTTCCTCCATCATGGAAAAACCACCGCTTTCGTGCGCACATTGTGCAATGAAAGAAGCCACGCGTGGAATTGTAACTATATCGTACTTTGGAAATGCTTCCTGCATTTCATTAAACCACCAGTCTGGTCCTCCCAGAGCCCGGGGTACCAACTCTCTTACATGCTCAGCGGTAAAGTTAAACTCAAAACTCATATATGCTCCTATCTATTCTCAGAATCTTCTTGTTGTAGTTTAGCTAATATATAGTCTTTCACTAAAGAACTTCTTACAATATCATCAGGGGTAAATTCTATTCTGGTAAACGCTGACATATGGTGCGCTACATCAAAGAATTTGAGAATGCCACTTACATCATTCTTCTTTTTATTTAGGTCTGTTTGCCTGTAGTCTCCGCACCAAATAATCTTAGATCGATAACCGACTCGCGTCATTACGGTATCAATTTCTTCAAATGTCATATTTTGCATTTCATCAACAATAATGATAGCATCGTCAAACGACATTCCGCGAATGAACGAGGTGGAAATAAACTCGATGTGGCCTTGTTCTTCTAGACGCTGATACGCGTCTTTACGGCCAAACAACGTATGACAAATTTGCTGATACGGTTGACGATAGATTTCGGTTTTTTCGTCTAGATCACCGGGCAAGTGTCCGACCTCTCTTGAAGGTACTGCTGACCGTACTATGATAATTTTATTAAAGGGATTTAATTTATCTAGAACTTCTTCTAGTGCTTTATAAAGGGCTATAAATGTTTTACCGGTTCCTGCGACTCCATGCAGCGCTACAAAATAATCTCCGCGTTTATATGCCTCGTAAAATTTGCGTTGATTTTCGGTTAAAGGTTCAAAAGTTTTAAGGTGATCAAGCTTTATTCGTAATGCGTTGTTTGAGGTTACCTTGGTAGTTGATTTGTTATTATTTTCATAAAATTCATCGTTTTCTACGATTGCTAATTTACCAACTCTTTTTGACATTTAAGTCCCTTTAAATAAAAAAGGACCGTAGCCAGGCTAGGGTCCTTCGGGTTGATGGTTGTAAAGTTCCACCTTTTTCATGATCTAGATAGCTTATCCTTAAGATTACTCTTGTAATTAGCCTTGCTTATCTTAGATAGCACCTCCCTAAAGCCATCGTCGTTTTTACGAACACCGAGTCTAACTGAGTCCCCCATTGCAGGGGCTCCCATAAGAACTTCTAGATTAGGATTTTCTTCTAGAAATTTTTGCCTGGAATCCCAGGACATAATCTTATCAAAAATTTCTTCTGTGTCTTTATTTCGAAAAGTGTATGTAGGCATTAAAACCAATCCGGTTTATTTCTATTCTTCCAATTAGCAAATGATACTTTATCACCGCGGTAGTAGTTACGGTAGCTCATAATACTATCGCTTACTTTGTATTTATCAGGCATAGCTGGAGGAGGATCACTAAGCCAGCCTTTATTTGGTATATTAGTAGGAGGTTGCTTGAACCAATCCTTCATTCTTACTGCAGCATGGGTTTTATTATACCGATGAGTATACTCTTTGAGCATTTCTAACCATAGCCCGTATAGCCACTCATAATGAGACTTAGATGATCTTACCCACAAACCTGACGGGTGATTCATATGAGAGGCTTTCCAAATAACCTGCTCGCGATCATCTGGCAAATGAAAACGTAAAATGTTTCTGTTATTTACGGTCTTACCATAATAGGGGGTACCGTCAAGAACCCGGTGAGCAGTAGACATAAGCTGGCCGTATTCCAGCGTCATTTTTACTACATGCTTGTCTACATGCTCAGAGGCACAAATAGCAGGATTAGGACTTAGAAAAAATATGTTCAACGGGGTAAACCTCAAAAGTTACATTCTTATCATTCTCATCTATAATCTTTTTCTTTGCAACTTCTCGTTCTTCTAAACTACCAAATACACCGACATGGGTAGAAGTTTTAGATCTACCTAGCACATCCACGACTGAATACTCTAGATTAAATACGGTCTTCATGGT